AAGGTCAGGGGCCGCCTCGCCGCGGCGACGGGGCGCATCCGCGGCGCCGACACGGCGGCGGACATCCGGGTGATCCTCTATACCTCCGCCTACCCCGACGGCACGGAGAACCAGATCTGCAAGTGTTACCTCGCCCCCGCCGGGGACGCGGCGCGGCTGAAGGCGCTGGAGAGCGCCGTCACCGACATGGCCGCGGTGCGGATGCGCCAGGAGCGCTGAAGCGCCGGGCGCTTGACACCGGGCGGGAATCCAACTATAATGACCTTTGCACCGAGAAGCCGGTGTGGTGGAATTGGTAGACACCCGGGATTTAAAATCCCGTGATGGCAACATCGTACCGGTTCGAGCCCGGTCACCGGCACCACAATAAGACGTCGTCTATGGATATCGCATAGCGACGCAAAGCTATGGGACATCCCCGTGAATAACAGGGGTGTCCCGCTTTTTTATATGATCTTTCAGATTGAAAAGTGTAAGTTGCGCAGACCTTAATCGCACCGCTTTTTGTGCTGGCAAAAGTATTACTTTGTGTGCGTCCTTATTTGTTGCACCACTCTTGCGCGAATACTATTTAGAAGCACCATTTTTTCTCAAGTCCGACACGGATACTCCGAAAATAGACTAAAAAGCGCCGCAGATTACTCTGCGGCGTAAACTAATGTGCTTTGTCTAAAGTGCTATTTCAGTCTCTTTTCCATCCGTCAGAATAAACTTGAGACATCCATCTTTGTATGATGTGACCTTGCTTACCCACCTGTTCCAAGCCTCTTCACTAAAGGTGATTTGCTCCTCCTCGCATTCTAACATTACTTTTTCAAATGCGGCGCAGATGTCGTTTTCCTTAAAATAGGGAGTCGCACAACGAGTTTCGCCATCGTACTTGTGGTTGCAATACCATACGTTGTAGTGCTCTCCTGTGCTTCTGATGCGCCAAACCTTATGGCCAAAGAACTCTCCACAATCGCCGCATACAATCTTTCCGGCAAAGGGGTGCTTTGTTCGTATCTTTGAACGACGCTTATGGATATGCTCCAGCATCTCTTGAACTTGGTCGAAGGTTTCTGGATTAATAATCGCCTCGTGTGAGTTCTCCACAAAGAATTGTCTGACTTCTCCATCATTTTTTCTGACTTCTTTTGTAAGATAATCAACAGTATATGTTTTCTGAAGCAATGCGTCGCCGCGGTACTTTTCGTTGCTTAGAATACTTTTTACGGTACTCACTGACCATTTCTCTTTCCCAGATGGAGTTGAGATGCCTTGTTTTGTAAGAGACTCCGCAATGCTGCGAATAGTATTGCCGTCCAGAAACATTTGATAAATCATTCTGACAATTTTGGCTTCTTCTTCCACAATCTCTGGTCGTCCGTCTTCGCCCTTCTTGTATCCAAGAAAATGAGAATAAGCCATATATACATTTCCGTCCTGCATACTTTTTCTTTTGCCCCAGCGCACATTTTCGCTGATAGACCGACTTTCTTCTTGGGCTAGCGAACTCATGATCGTGAGCATGACCTCACATTTGGGATCAAAGGTATGCAGGTTTTCCTTTTCAAAGATGACCTCCACACCGACAGCTTTTAGCTTACGAACCGTCTGTAGGGTATCTACCGTATTACGGGCAAAACGGGAGATGGATTTGGTCAAGATAAGGTCAATGCCGCCGTTTAAGGCAAGCTCGACCATCTGGTTGAACTCCTCCCGGTTCTTTGTGTTCGTTCCCGTGATACCGCGATCTGCAAATACTTTGACAAATTCCCAATCAGGGTTGCTATTGATGTAGTGGGTATAAAAGTCTACCTGTGCCTCATAGCTGGACTCCTGTTCATCTTGCTCTGTAGAGACCCGTGCGTAGGCCGCGACGCGGAGTTTTTGCATCGTTTGACTTTTTTCAGTCTGAACCTGTTTTTTAATAGGTTCAATGATTGTCACTTTTGGCATGAGGTTTCTCCTTCCTGTAATAAGCCTGCGTTCGTTCCCGTGCGGCTTGACGCATTTCCGGCGTCCAGCTTTCAGATCTTGAATGATGCTCCCAGTGTATTTCAATCTGTGTACTGTCGTTAAGGATATAAACTATAGTGTTATGAGCCGGAACTAAAATCTGTTTTATGGATTGCGCTATTACTTCTTTATTCAATGTTTCGATCTTCAACGCCTCTTTCGTCTTTTCGATAAAAATATCCTCGGGTATTTTTTGAGATGGGCAAAAGTTTTTGCCCAGGGTCAGATACCCGTTACAACCCCATACAGCGGTTTTATACTTGCCTTTGTTTGAATGAGTGCGGCAAAAATTCCGTCCACAAATACCACATTTAACAATACCGGCAAATAGACTCTGTCTTGATGGGACGCTGGGGCTTTTAATCGCCCTGCGCCGGTTTTCCGCTTCTTCCTGAGCGGCATCAAAAGTCTTACGATCAATGATGGCCTCATGGCTGTCTTCGACATAATATTTACGAAGCTCGCCATTATTTGCTTTACTCATTTTTATGCGAAAATCCGGACAATACGTTTTCTGAAGCACCATGTTTCCAGTGTATTTTTCGTTCTCCAATATTTTCTTTACAGAATTCCTATTCCAATGGTCTGAACGGAGTGTAGAAATACGTTGCTGAGTTAAATAGCGCGCAATGCCACCTTTTCCCATGCCAGAAAGATAGAGATTAAAAATCAGTCGTACAATTTCAGCCTCTTCTGGAATAATTTCATATTTGCCGTCTTTTAGCCTATATCCCAGAATAAAACCGTTATTTGTTCGCCCTTCTTCGAACATTTTTCTTATTCTCCACTTTTGGTTTTCACTGGCAGATCTGGCTTCCTCCTCGGCATACATGGCGAGAAGCGTTAACAGAAGCTCTCCGTCCGGGCTAATCGAGTGCATGTCCTCTTTTTCAAAGTAGCAATCAATCCCCAGCTTTTTGAGTTCCCGCACCGTTTCCAGCAAAACTACTGTATTTCTGGCGAAGCGCGTCACTGATTTCGTAATCACAAGGTCAATCTTTCCAGCGCGACAGTCCTCCAACATCCGTTGGAACTCCGGGCGGTTGATAATTGTCCCTGAGATGCCGTTATCTGAATAGATGGAGACCAGTTCCCAATCCGGGTGCTCTGCGACGTAACCCTCATAGTATTCCGTCTGCGCCTCTAGTGAATGGAAAGCGGCATCCTTGTCTGATGAAACACGGGCATAGGCCGCGACGCGAGTGATTTTCTGCTCTTTTGGTTTTGCCGGTATTTCTGTGATTTTCATGGGTTTTACCTCCTCGTCACCATTCATCACTCTCTTCCAGAGAACAGTCAAGGCTATTTTTCAATAACCCTGCGGTGCTTGCGCCGCCATTCAGTGCGGCAACTATCACAGCAAAACATAGCGCCCTGCCGCATACTTTCCGGCAGCGGCTTGTGGCAGTTTTTGCAGAGAAGCGCCGTAGCTTTTTCCACTTTGGTTTTACGTTCGCCCGTCGCCTCCATACCTTTTCGCCTGCAGATAGACTTTACGGTATTTGTGGACAGCCCAAGCTCCCGTCCAATAAAGCTGTACGGGTAATTGCGTTGGCGCAGAGCCGCGATAGTTTCTAATTGCTTTGCCGTCACGATGATTCCTCCTCTCTTTGTTTAGATTTGATATTGATTGGTACCCCATATGGGGCATGAGAATGGTGTTTTGGAGTATCCCCGGCCCGAGATGGACCGGGGATAAGTAATGTGCGTCCGCTTAAATCTTGCGGATATGATCCTCGCCGTAAGCGACACCGAGGCCGGAGCCGCAGTCCCAATTCACGAACACAGTGCCAATGTCGTCCACCACAGAGACCGTGCCACGGTCTCCCGGTTTCAGCTTGGTGTAAGGATCGCTCATGGAGATGAGCTCCACGCGGGTGCCCTTCGGGTACGTCTGGCGGAGACGCTCCACAATTTCCTTGCTGGGAAATCCGTTCATAACAAACCTCCGAAAATTGTTTTTTTCTTCTGCTTCTGCGATGCGGAATGCTCCGGAATATGCATCATAGTCACGTTGAGTACCCGTAACGGAACATCATCCGTGGCCTGAGCTATCCCGGCCATGAAGCCACAAAGTGCTTCACGCCTTGCGGTTGCCGCATCCTTTGCCGTGACCTCCACCTCAGTGGCAAGATAAATCTTATACCGATTCATCTGCGTCTTCCTTCTTGGGGACCGGGATCTCGGCTAGCGGAAAAACGTCGTAGTTGCCGTTTTCCCCCAGAGCCTCAAGAAGCTCCTTCTGCTTCTCCGGCGTCAGGTCATTCCAGTAGATCGGGATGGTTTCGGCGGGAGCGCCGTAGCGCCAACCGCTGTTGCCGGAGAGATTTTTCATCATGAGCTTACGGGCAAGAGCGAAGTCAGCGCCCTTCATGCCGAGGCGTACCATAAAGATACGCATAGCGAAACGGTCATTGTCGCCGTTATAGGGCTTGTCCAAAACCCGCTTCTGCTCTTTGGCCATCTGGCAAAGCGCCGTAATGAACTGTGCATAGGCAGTAGCTTCGCCCTCCATGCCGGTAAGTGTGAACCACGGGAAGGAAACCTCCTCATCCGTGACGATGATCGGCAGGGTTTCGGCCTGCAGCGCATTCTTGAACAGGATGCCTTTGTTGGCAACGATCTGCTTCAGCCGGAAGAGAACATCGTCCGGGAGACTGGCTCTCGGGATGGTGATCGTGAGATGGGTGTCGTCAGTATCGGCGGCATCATCAGCAGATTCATCATCCTTTTCGGCCTCCTCCGGGGCGTCCTCTTTAGGCGACTCCTCCTCGGCGGGTTCAGCGGCCACGTCGGGCGTTTCCGCGCCCTGTGTGGCCTCCGTCTCCGCTTCGGCGGGCTGGGCGTCCTCCTCGTGCTCCGGCGCGACGTCGGGCGTTTCCACCGCGACAGGCGCGGGGGCGTCTTCGGCGGGAACGCTTGCCTCGTCCAATATGGAATCAGCAGCTTCGGTTTTGGTGAAATCGCTTGCCTCCTCCGGTATGGGGGCATCGGTCTCGGACTCGGTAGAAGCCTCATCCTCAGACTGCTCCGGGACAAAGCCCTTTTCGCTCAACTTCTGAACGAGTAGGGACACCGCTTCCGGCGCTACCGTGTCCGAGTAGGAAATCACACCGCTTTTATCTACGGTGTAATCGCCAACCGTATAGGCAAACGTCGGAGCTCCGGCATAAACCGGATCGGAATAGGTCAGTTCAGAAAGCGCCTGTACCAGCGCCTTGCGCTCTTTGCCAGTGACATTGAAATTGATGGTCATTGTCTTGTACCTCCAGTTTTTATAATTTGGAATCCACTTCGTATTCCAGAACGTCGTTCTCTGTTACGAGGAAACGACGCTCTGTGCGGAACGTGTTTCGCCAGATATTCTGCTCCGGTAGAGATTTGCAAAAGCGGATCAGTGCTTGAGCCAAACCCTTGTGCTTACCTTTGGGAAACTTGTCCCAGCCGCGCTCATAAGCGACGATCTCGCCGCTGTTGCGCTTACTGCCGATGTGCAGCTTGATAACCCGTCCGCCGTCTATGCCGAAGCCGGAAGCCTCGTCACAGACTTTTGCCCAGAACGGGTACTCATCTACGCTGCCGATCAGCCAGATCTCATCCACGGTATGTACCGTAATTACGTGATCTACCATAGGCGCTGCCTCAACTCTCTTCGCCGGTCATGATGAAGTGAACATACTCCTTGCGGTGCTCCTCCAAGTAGGTGACCAGCTCATAGAAATCGCGGTGATAGGCCAGATACTGGACAGTGTTGATATCAAACATATTGGTCTCGCCGCTGTCGCGGATCGCCAGAATCTGCTCTCTGACTTTTTCCGTCATAATCATCGCCTCCTTCAAGTGTGTACGGAATAGTAGATGCAGGGGTAGCCCTCGCGCTCTCCCTCATGGAGAATCAGGCCGCCGTTTTTAGGGAAGCCGCTCGCCGTTGTGAAGAAGAAATCATATCTTCCGTCACGGTAGAGCGTGACGGTATCTCCGGGCCAGCGGAATGAGTCCCGCATGGCCTTGGAGAAGGCCCGACGTTTCCGCTTGTCCTGCACGATCTTATGGATCGTGGCGGCAGCGGGGCGGGCGTCAATCGTTGCGCGGCGCGGAGCAGGGGTGTACAGGTATTTCACAGATTCCGAGAAGTCCAGCGCCAGCCGGAGCTTCAAAAGCGGAACCACGATATCCTGACGGAATCCCTGCACGTTGCCATCGCCGCTGTAGTTCAGCCATGCGATGCTGAAAAGCAAACCGTTCTCCAAGAGGGTAATCATGACGTAATCGCCACAGTCCGATTCATAGCGTACTGTGCCCTTCACCGCATCCAACAGTTCGTCTATCACCGAGCGATTTACGAGAAACCGCCCTCTGGTGCCGTGCTGTCTGTCATAGGTTTTGATACCCATGAAGCTTTGGTCAGCAGACATGGTGACCAACACATCGTTCAGACATCCGTTCGGATGACCGGCTGATTTCTTGGGCGTTTCCCAGCCGGGAACATTGCCCGCAGCGTCGTTGTCATCAGCTACGGACTCCAACCACCATTCCAAATCCTCCAGCGAATCACCGACCCAGCGGGGACAGCCATAGGGAGAATCCTCCGAACCGTCTCCATATTCGGTAAGCTCCAGCGACTCGTCTGTCGTTACGAACTTGCCTTTATACGAATACAGATACAGTGCGCCCTCCATATAGCGAATCACACGCCAAGCCCTTGCACTGAAGGTCCCAGGGAACTGAAGCTCAATCGCTGTTTTTGCGGCAACCGGATCGCTCCGATCTACGCCGGGGTTGATTTGCTTTTCAAAGGGAATGACTTTATGCTTCATGCGAACCTCCCTTCGTCCAGATGCTTTCGCCGACCTCGTTGATGTACCTTACCATGTCGCGGACATTCTGACAGCCGAACTCCGGCTCATCAAAGCCGCGACGTTCGGTGTAGATCGTCCAGTTATGAATCTCCCACGGGCTTTTGTGCTGGACAATGAAATACCGTCCTTCACGTTCACCCACGAGAGGCTCAAAGCGGACATCGTCATAGAGCGGGCCTTTGACCGGGCAGTTGTTTTTCAGCCACAGATAGTAGTTGTCCAGAACTGCTGGTTCGGTGATGCCCATAATGAGCGGGGCAAGTGTTTTCAGCCGCCGCAGCAGAGCATCGTCCTCGCAGAACCAGTCATACCAACCGGCGTCACATTGCACGGATCTCTCCCTGTCGTTGTACTCGCCGGCCTTGAACTGTTTCTGCCATTCGCGGATTGAAATGTGTTCTTCCAAATTCATCGCCTCCTTTGTTAGTTGCTTACAGATTTTTAATGTACGGTTCGCCGGGCCTCCTTTCATCGCTCGGCTGAATTGGTACCCCTTATCAGGGGCATGATGTTCTTGGTTATCCCCGACCCGGAGGCCGGGGATTGTGTAAGGTGCTATTGGCGCGTATATGCGCCGATGTAGAGATAACCGCCGCTGCTGCGGTCTTCCGCGATACAGAGGTAACGGTCATCCCGGCTGGCAAACTCAATATGAGCCGTGTCGCGTTCTTTGAGGCGCAGATTGAGATACGGCAGAGCCTGCTTATCCAGCCAAGCTACGAACTCGGCTTTCTCATCCTTGTCCACCGACGGATGCGTAGTGAAGCTCTGGCGATCCGGCAGGAGATCCACGACGCCGCTTGTGATGATGGCGCGGGCTCCCCAATAGATGCGGGGACGGAACTTCTGCGGATAGAGTCCCCACTCCGGTCTGGACATGGTAATGAGCGGTTCCTTGCCGAGCTCAAACCGCACTTCCTGGAACCCAACGGTGTCGCAGAAGAAACAGCCGTTCTTGTCCGAGCCGTCTATGATCTCCACCACATCCGATACGGACAGGGAGCGTCCGGTATAACCTTCCGGATGCCGGAGATTAAACATCCCAAAGACATCCTCCAGCGTCTCGGCATCCACGTCGCCATAGAAGACCTCATCGTAGATGCTGCCGTTGATGGCGGTTTTGCCGTAGAGCTTCGCAAGCTGATCCAGCCCGAGGAAAGCGACCCTTTCGGTGTCCTTTTCCAGATTGATCTGATAGATGCTGATTGTCATGGTGACCTCCTATCCGAAAACCACATCGTTAAATAATGCGTACTGGATGATGGTGTCGGCGGCGATAGCATCGATGTGACCCACGTCTAGCCGCCCGGCGTCGGTGAGTTCAAAGGCACGTTCGTTCTCGATCCACAGCCGGAGCCCGTTTAAGAACTTGTCCAGCGTGAGCTCCGAGACCGTGCCGTCCTCAATGTCGTAGAGCTTTAACGTACCGCCCCGCGAAATCTGTTCGCTGGCGTATTCGCCGAGATACTCTCCGACCACTTCAGCTCTTCCGCACCAATAGGTGATGCCGCCGTCCAGCGCCGCGCTCATGATGTCGTCAATATCTTCATTGGAAACGACGAAGTTGATGACAACGGAAACGGCATGCTTTTTGACCTTGTTCGGATTCTCCATCTTCAGCCCTCCCGGACGATAGCGCCGTCTTTGGTGATGCGGAAGCAGATGCTGCCCATCTCGGAGCACTCAGGATAATCACGGTTGATGCAATAGCTCATAGCATAACCGGCCTTGATATCCTCGTGTTCCATCTCCCACTCTTCTTCGTACTTTCCGACAAAGAGCAGGGCATCCAGCGTTCCGAACATGGTGAACCACCGGACGGCGAGAAATACGGTAGCGTCATGCGCCTGTTCAAATTGATGCGCTTCGGCCAGTTCCTCTTCGGTGAGAGGGCGGTAGCGTCCGTAGACGCAAAGCATGACTGTGCCGCTGTCTTCAAACTGACGCCAGACATCCTCATTAATGCCCATTTGCTTCAACCGTGAAACAGCCTCGGCCTTTTGCTTTTCGCATAAAGTCTCACTCATGATCTTCTCCTCCTTCCTTGAGAATGCCGGTGATGCGGAGCTTGGTCAGCGCCAGATCTACGGATTCCGTATGGATCAGCAGAGCTGTGCCGTCCTCAAGCTCGGCGCGGAACACGAAGTTCCCAATGTGCTTCAGATTTTTGAGTTGGTAATGTTCCTCCAGGACTCTCCTGAGTCCCAGACCGTCGTTGGCGACCTTTTGCCCAATCAGGTCGTGTTTGCTCATTTGTGATGAACCTCCTTTTCGTTTAGATTTTGTATTCTTGGTACCCCGTTACGGGGCATGATGTAAGGTGCGGAAGCTTGGGGTATGTAAGCGAGAGATATAGCTGACAGCCTTTTGTCAGGTGAAGCAGTATTTGTCTTTGCTTTTGAAACAATTGTTTATGCGTGGTTGCTCTGGCAATCCTCAGAGCTTCAACGTGTAGAGCGATGCTTCATTTCCTCCGTCAGTCGTACCAGCAATAGACGGGCTTGAATTTTTCTGCAGTGATTTCATCCGCAAGCCGAAAGAAATTGAGGAAGTCAACTAAATCATCAGATTTAATTGGCGCGTAACTGCCGATCCCCTCGATCGTTACTCGCGTATCATCGCGCTCGGCTGAAACCACATATCCGTGAAAGAACCAGTTTCCCGGATTGTGCTCCTCCACAAAACTAACAAATTCGCATACCTCTGGGCTGGAGTTGAAATAATCTGTCGGGTCTAAATATCCTCTGGAGGTCAGTTTCTTTACCGTAGAGTAGTTAAGGTTCGTGAATTTGCAGATCCCGCCGTCTTTGTAATTAGCAGGGTCGTAGTGACGGTGAAAGACGATTTGTTCTCGCTCTTCAAAATCGATGCTCTCTTTTTTCTTGCCTTTGGTTATTGCCATATAATCCTTTCAGATTAAAGTTAATATTGTCCCCCCTAATGCTTGGCTGTGACTGTATTCCCGCTTACATACCGCAAACCTCCGACGGGGGCTTGGGGTATGTAAGCGAAACAGAGACGAACTTTCCGGTGGCTGGCGGCGATTATTCCCCCGTTATAGAAATGTGCATTTTTGCTCCCAGGTTCGGTTAGATATCTACGCCACAGACCTCCTCAAGACCGACCATCTTCGCTAATGCCTCCCACATCTCCTGTGGTGCGTCTTCCTCCAGAACCCTGTAGACCGGATACCAGTAATCCAACATGATCCGGGCTACTTTTGCTGGGTCTACCATCATTTGCACAGCATAACCGGCAGAGGTTTCGCCCTCCAGCATGATGGGGTCCTGATCCGTGCCGTCGGCAATCTGTTCCAAGCGTTTTCCTTCGGCGTCTATCGCTGCGTTGACGATGCGGACGGCTTCAGATAGCTGCATGGTCTCTTTGGTCTTGTCCGTAGATTTTTGTTCCCCCGATGGTGTTTCTGCCATAAATGTCCTTTCTGTTAATGGTTAATAGTTGTCCACAGCGCCCGTAGGCTCATCATCTGCCCGCTTACATACCACAAACTCCCGACGGGCGCTTGGGGTATGTAAGCAAATGCGACTGTCCTAATCCGAAGAACGGAATGGGATGATTGGCTATAGTAGAGCGATTCTGACTGTTAAGGTTCAGTGAGCTGGTTTTCATCTCCGCTGAGGATGAATTTGGAGTAACGATCACGGTGATCTTCAATCAAGCAGACCAGCTCATAAAAGTCTCGTTCATGGGCAAGGCGCTGAACGGCATTTGCATCGAGCATATTTGCGAGGCCGCTGTCTCGTATCTCCATGATCTGTTTCTTCAGCACTTCGCGGAGATCATGTTTATTGGCTTTAGGGTTCTGTTCCATAGGTTTCCTTTGCTTTATTAGTTGATATTGATTCCGATACTTCGTTTCGGGCAGTCCATCTGCTTACATACCACAAACCTCCATCAGCAGAGCTCCTTGCTGTCTATGAACTGCCGAAGCATCTTCTCCAGTTCGTCCGGCGTGATAACGAGGAACATTTTCGGCTGGGCTTTCAGACTTTCGCGGATGGACTGTTTTAAGCTTTCCTTGCGAGCGGTATCCTTCACGATCCAAACCACCAGCGGGAACATCCCAGTCTCTTTCTGTTCAATGCCGGTGTAGAAGTAGCGCAGATAGATGTTGCACTTTTCTATGATCTGCGTGGCGGATTCCGTGCCGAGATCCATTTCGATAAACCAGCGATCCTCGTAATTGTCATAGTTCGTGATGGCGAAGAGATCCGGCTTTAGATAACAAACGCGATCCCCGTCTTTGAAGCGCCGCCAACAGGACGGCTCGGTGTCCGCTTGCTCTAAGGTCAGGTCGGCGCTGCTTCGGCAGAGACAAGTGAGCTGTACGGCACACTCCGCAATCGCCAGCGTATGTTCTAGGAACATAACGGATGGCTCCGAGAAGCGTTTGCGAGGATAGGTGTCCGGGTCGTTTAGCGTTAAGAGGCGATGACCTCCTTCGGTGAGATGCCAGACCGGTTGGGTAGAGCCACCACCGTTGCCTCCCACTCTTCGTTCCAGAGTACGAATCAGGCCGTGGTCTGACAGGCGCTTAAGCATCAGATTCTGAACGCGAGTCTTAGATGACTTGCTGACTCCGGTTGGGACGTAGAGCCGTCCAATCTGATCAGAGGTAAGGAAACGGTACTTGCGGATGGCTTGGAGAACGGCGTGGTCTCGGGCGGAAAGCCGGTCTTCCAGCTTCTCCAGTTGCGTTCTGGTGAGCCGCACAGTTTTATGGGCGGGCTGCGCCGCCGCAGAAGGTATCCCCGAAATGGGGATAGAGTCGGCTCCCTTAGCTGGCAGGATTCCGCTTGGTCTCGCCGTTTCTTTGCCTGAGAAGTCCAAGCGGGTGGAAGGGCGGGTGGAAAGCCCTTCAACAGGGGTAAATGCTTGATTATTGCTGTTTTTATGGTTTTCGTTCATAGTGATTTCCTTTGATTATTCTTTCTTTCTGCGCCCGATGGGGGCGTCGGTAACGACGGGGTCCGGCTCCGGCCTCGGGCGCGTCATCATGCGGATGAGCTCGGCTTCCGTCTGTTCGGCAGGGACGCCATAGCGTTTCATACTCTCGGCCTTGAGCTCCGCCGCCATACGGATGGGCTCCGGGGGCGGCAGGGTCTTACCGCTGATCCAGCCCGTGGATTTGCCGCCGGACTGAAAACAGGTGTAGATTTCATAGCGCGGGAGCGTCATGAAGTCTATCGCCTCCAGCTCCGGGGCCTGTGCCGCCATATCCTTGGCATCATCACTGTTGAGACCGAACGCAATCTTGTTCCGGCAGTTGGCGTCTATCCCCGCTTTGATATCCGGTGGGAGTTGCCCCCGGTACTGGTGGGCAACGGTGTAAGCCACACCGAGGCCACGAGCTTGGGCGAGAGCGTCGCTGAAGCTGGTAGGGAGAGCGAGATAGTCCTGTAGCTCGTCTATGAAGATGGAAACCATGTGGCGCTTCTCCGGGGCGACGTTCGCCCGTGACAGGGCGAG